AAGGAAGGTCTGGATTTTTAATAGGCTCATCAAAAGTACCAATAACGGTAATATCTTCTTCTATTTCCATATCATCTGGGTTTTCTAAGATGGTGGAAATCTCCCATAAGGTTATACCGTAGGTATTTTCGCCCTTTCCCAAGACCTTTGGGGGCCTTGGAAAAATGCACATCTTATAATAAGCTTCAACTTTAATTGGTTTTTCCGATAGCTTCTGATTCATCATCAACGTTTCCTATTCGTTCTGACTGTAATAATAATTGTCCATCATCCATCAAATCTAAGATTAATTGAGTAGAATGTTTATAAATACTGTCTTTATAAATCTTAGGAATAAAGAATTCATCGCTCCTGAAACCCGTAATAAGTAACTTACTTCCCCTCTTAAACCAAGAAGGTTCTAATTTTCTCTTCTTACCATCTTCTGTAATTTCTGTAATTTCTCTATCATAGAAACCAAATTGACCTTTATAATAACGAACTACAACAACTCCAGAAGGAGTAAGTAAAGTAACTGTGGAATGCGATTTATCTTTATCTATCACTGTTCCACAAATACGGCTCAATTGATATCTTGGCTTTACAACACCCTTGATAAAATATGAACTGTTAATTGCAGAATCTGGCGATAACTTATCAAAGTCAATTATATTATATCTCTTTTGATTAACTCCTGTCAACTCATGTTTTGTATAATAATAATTAAGACTTTCCATTTCCCATTTTGAAATATCTCTACTGCCGCACTTATTTTCCCAAACTTGATTAATTTTATCAGCATTAACAGCCTTTAAAATATCTGGATTATCTAATACGTCAGCTTTAATATTCGCCATTTTTTTATCGTAGACCTTATCGAAAGCTCCACGTTTGACCGCAATAAATCCATCATCAGTATAATAATAATCCTTATTTTCTACTAAATCTGGTTCAAAATGCTCAATGAAAAATGGCTCTGCAAATTTTCTATCAAGTTTATAATAAGCTGTAGCGACAGATTTACCATCTTGTCTTACTATATTATCTTTATTAAAAATATACTCTCTAAAACGATAGAACCTATATTCTTTCTTCTTATATTGCTCTGGCAATAATCCCAAACGAGCTATGTCAGGCAAATGAGAATATTGAAGCTTCTTTACAGGGGTAACCATAGTTCCTATAAAGTCTTCCATTAACTCTATCCTTGTTTTATCTTTTTCCAACTTATCAAAACTACCCGCTTTAATAAGTTGAATCATAGCAGCGTCACCAAACTTACAAGACTCATCAACAGCTTTGTACTGTTCCATTTTGTTATAAAAATCTATAGCTGAAGTATATGGCTGATTGGTTACAATGGCTTGCGCAGCAGATGCTCCGATACCGCTAATGGCTTTCAAACCAAAAACAATTTCGTTGTTTTTAGCATCTGGTTTAAAACCAAATCGAGCTTCATTGATATAAGGAGGCACAATATTAATGCCTTCTTTGCGCATGCGACCAATAGCAGCTGCGTTTTTACCATAGTTAACTGTGCCATCCATACCGCCAGAGTCAGAAATTAAGTTGGCAGCGTTCCAATAAATAATAGGATAATGGTATGCAAGGTTAGCTTCTTGTAATGCTACTATTGAATATCCCAGCGTATGCGACATGTTGAAACCATAACCTTTATTCATGGATACTAATACTTTCCAAACATAGTCGCACAGCTTTTGAGATAGATGCCTTTCTTCTATGTTCTTATAAAATTCCTCTTGTAGTTTATTAAATTCTTCTGGATTTTTTTTAGCGATTGATTTTCTTAATTTGTCGGCCCAAAGTAGATTATACCCACCCACTTCAGGAGCTTGTACAATCTGCATAAACTGCTCCTGATTGGGTAATAATCCATATGTTCTTCCAGCGTGCTTTTTACAAAACTCTTGCTCTTCTTCTGTAAGTCCATACTCTTGCATTTCCGCATACCATTCTTCAATATTATTACGGAAGCGTGCATATCTCTCCAAAGGGCTTTCTCCCCCGTCAATAGCCATTAATCTCATTACAGAATTTAATGCTGCCATTTCTGTTAAACTTTTTGGCTTACCAAGCTCAATTGCTTGCCAACCAGACTGTTTTTCAAATTGGAAAAGAGACAAAATTTTATGCTGATTGATTAAATCCCAAATCTGAGAATTGTCTCTTTCGATATTATAAACCCCTATATATTTTTCATAAGTGGATTTTAAATCACCCTGCCATTCAATTAAACCATCTTCCAGAAGCAGGTCTAATTCAATATGCATTTTTTCAAGACAGTCAACTCCTAGCAGGTCCCATTTTATTAAAGAACAAGCTTCGCTAGCATGGAGGTCGTATTGTGTGATAACGTCACCCGATTTAGTTTTCATCAAAGCTACATTATCTACCATGTCTTCTTTGCATAAAATTACTCCACCTGCATGCTGACCAACACCTGTGCAAAGTCCCTCAATTCTTTGAGCTATTTCCCAAACCTTTTCATACTGATTAGTCATCAGATTAACAAATTCTCTATCAGGAGCGATACCATTATCTGGGTCTCCAAAAAAAGTTTGAGCTAATGTATATTGAATTCCTCTTTCCGCCTTAATGAAAGAGCCTAAAAATACACCATCTTCTGGCGGAAGTCCTAAGCCACGACAAGCAATCTGAATAGCATTCTTAGCTTTTGCCTTCATAATTGTTTGTACTTTGGTTACATGACGATAGCCACCATATTGCTCTTGTAAATTACTTACAATTTTATCTCTCAAAGTACCCTGAACATCTACATCTATATCGGGTACAGAAACTCGCTCTGGGTTAAGAAATCTCCAGTAATAAGTCTTTGCTTCTTCTCTTAATGGATTTACTTGCGTAATATCTAGCATATATAGTAGAACAAAACCAAGGCCGCTGCCTCTAGACGGTCCTACTAATGACCCAGAATTCCAACAAGTTTTTATTAATTCTTTTGTCTGTAAAAAGTAACCAGACCAAGCTGTATTTTGCTTTTCAGAAGTTAACTTAATAGTATTTAAACACTGTTCAATAGCTTCATAAGCTTCTTGATTTTCAAATTCTTCTGGAGAAGAGTTTATCTTTTCTAACACGTCCCTGATTAAATGTCTATCGCTTTCATGTTCAGAATGATAAAAATATTCTGCAGAAGGTATGTTGTCTTTATATTTATTAAATAATTCTTCCTTGGGCTCTTCTAAATTACTAGGTACATAAGGTATACTTAATGGCTTATCTAATGTATATTCTTCACACATATTGTAAACAAGAATAGTATTATCTAAACCTTTTTGTACTGCTTCTGCCCCCAGTGTCTCATCTAAATATTCATGAATTTCTTGTTCAGACATAATATAAGTAGTAGCATAAAAATCTGCTACTTCTCTATCTGCGTCTTGAGAGTTTAAAAAGGCTTCATGAATAGGTCTATCTTCTTTTTTTAGATAGTGAGCATCTGTTGTAATAATATAATTTACACCAGTAATTTCAGATAATTTAATTAAATTCTGATTAATAATTACTTGTTCTGCTTGGACGGAAGGCTGTAACTCTAAGAAAAAGTTTTCTTTTCCGAAGGTGTCTACCATCTTTTCTATCCATTTTATGGCTGAACTCAAATCAGGATTTAAATGATTATTCTCCCAAGCAGCCAAAATCATTTTAGGCAATGCGCCACCAGCACAAGCAGTACTAGCAACTACATCACCTTTATAGCCTTCCATTACTTCAAATAAATCATCATAAAATGTCGGGACTCTTTGATTAACCCAGAAAAAAGAATTCTCACACCACGCTCTAGTACTTAATTCTCTGAGAGCTTTATGCCCATGTAAATTCTTTGCAATCAAGATAAAATGAGGAAAAACATATTGCTTTTCCTCTTGAATTTTTTTACGGCTACAAAGATAAATTTCATTACCCAAAATTAATTTATAATCTTTCCACTTTTCTGGTTCTTTTTCTTTTAGAGAAGCCATTAAATGAATAGCTTCCACATGAGCCCCTACAGTTTCATGGTCAGTAATTGCTATCCCTTTGTGTCCCAATTCATTAGTATAATTGAACAAGGACTTTAAGCGATTAATTGAGTCCAACATTCTATAATTAGAGGCGTCTGTATGGGTGTGTAAATTTACATACATTGCGCTAACTATTCTCCTTCTCTCTTCGCATTCTCTAAACTCTTCATATATTCGTCTAAGTAATCCTCGTGAACATAAAAACGAGGTGTTACATCTGACCAATGATTTGCTTTTACTATCATACTTATAGTCTGCCACACATATTCTCTAAATGGAATAAAAGGAGTGTCGGCTGATGGCTTATCCCAACCGCCATCCATGGTTTCTCCTGTTTCAGTATCTATAAAATGATAATCCTTGGGCAAATACCATTCAACAACGGGACAGTTAGCCACAAAAATAGACTTAGTTGGGTCTTCCACAGTATGGTTAACTACAAAATAAGCTACTATATTTTGCGGCTCTTGTCTCCATCTAAAACCATCATATATCAAATCTACAAAATTTTCAACCCCTCTTTTTTCTCCTTCGGACAAACGAGCACCCTCAAATTTTGCTTCTATAAAAATCATTCCGTGCTTCTTCCAATCATGGAACATAATGCGTTTTTCTATACCAAAGTACCCCTGAACGCCGAGCATTTTATCTACGTCCATAAAAGCCAATCTGCTTTTTGTGGGAAAAATGCCAGCGCAATCTATAGGCTGTACAGTTCTAATCGGACTTTTTAATAATGGTTTTGCCATTTTTCTCCTTTTACCAGTCAAAATCTTCGTCTAAATCTTCTTTAATTCTTGGTTTTCTTACTATTGTTTCTTCAAAATTTTCTTCTTTTGTATTAGTTTTTGGGACCTCTTTAGAAGCAAAATCTATAATTTTTACTTCCGCATAAGTTTCATCGTTATAATAGTTTAACACAAACTCACCTACAACGTCAATATCGAGTTCCTTTTTATTAACTCCTAATATATTGCGAGTGCGTAATGTAAGTTCATCGTATTCATTTTTCTTGCAATATTTTTTAGAAAAATTAATGCCATTATAATTAAAACGAATATAATTATTATTCTCTCCAAAGGCCTGTATTTGGCTAGCATTAATATGGATACCAGTAATAGCAAATAAAGGTTGAGGTACAGTACTACCAAAAACCTCATAGTTATTAGCTACTTCCTGAACATATACGTTCTTTAATTTGGAAGCTGGAATTTCCCAATCTGCTTCGTAAACAGTAGTGAGCTCAGATAAGGGCATTTTTTTATTACATTTTTTTATAATTTCTGATAAATCACTCTGTTTAAAAGAAACTCCAAAAGCATCTTCATGCCCCATACAATGAATGCCAACATCTGTTAAAAAAGCATTAAGGCTATCAATGTTAGAACGGCTATAATTTCTGCCAGAACCCCCATATTCAGTAGAGCTACTTTTTCTCATAAGAACCACAGGGCGGAAATATTTAGTCGCTAATTTATTAGCTACAAGTCCAGTAACTGTACTAGTTGTAAGAATTTTAGTACCGTCTACAAAGATAACTGAATTCTTATCTAATTCCTGAGATTGAATTTCAGCATCCAACTCGTTAACAAATTTTCTAACTTCATTATCTTGTCTAGATTTTACATTTTCGCAAACTCTGGCCATAGTCTTCTGTAAACTATGAATTTCTTTGGGGGGCACTGGGTCATTTTTAGACCTCCTTCTTGGCTGATATTCTCTATCTTCCTGCACTCCCAACATGGCTCTAAAAGTATCTAACTGTTCTTCTGGCTTACCATATCTAATCATCCCATTAATTTTAGGGGCAATATTCCAAGCCATAGATATAATATAGCGCCCATACTTCATTTCTTCAGCGTTGCGGTCTACAAGCTCATTAAGAAATTCATTATTCCAATAAGGCTCTTTCATGCCTTCGATAACATAGTATCTGCTCTCTAAAGAGCGAAGGTCCATAGCATCAGCATTAATTGCTAAAGAAACTAAATCGAGATATTTTTCTGTTAAGGAAAAATCTATTCTATCACCTTCATAAGTTTCTACATAGGCCTCTATAAACTTTTGTACAACACCAGCACCACTTAACGAAGGATTTGGATATGTCCCATCAGTACAATTAACCGCTAAACAATAATTAGTGTAGCAATTTCCATCTTCTTCCTCAACCAAATGGTGGTCAAGTACTAAAATATCAGCATCAAAATTTTTTGTTATTTGAATGGCATCTTTTACCTTCATAGAGGCATCTGGAATAACAATTAAACCATACTCGTCACGAGTATGATTACTTATATCTTCGTATGTTAAGCCATGCTTCTTTTCATAATTTAAACAATAATCAATTGTTATTTGAGGATTAATTTCCTGCAAAAATTGTATAAAAGTTGCTGCCGAACAATAGCCGTCAACGTCAGCATCAACTTTAACAAAAATTTTACTACCTTTTTCAACATGATTATGCACAAGCTCTACCGCTTCTTCCATATTTTTCATGTCAAATGGATTATGGATTACATCTTTAGTAGGATGTAAAAAAGCTTTTATATCTTTTTCATCAACCCCGTTGTCTAATAAAATTGTTTCCAAGAAATCATACTCATCTTGAAAATTATTATTGTGCTTAGTTTTCCATTTTAATTGATTACTCATATTTTTTTATTCTCTCTACTAACCTTAGCACTCTTCATTAATTTAAGAAAATTATCTTTTCCTCTATCAATAGGAGAGTCCTTCTCCTCTAAAATACCTTCTCTATCTAAAATGACCTTAACAAAAAAGTTATTAAACATTTTAGATACTAATGACTCTAGCCTTCTACGATAAGCCTGATAATCTTCCCAGAGACTTTTATCTCTTTCGTATAAATATTCTTTCTTTACATCGAAATCTTTATCGAAAGCTAAGTATACTGTTTCAACCCCAAGTTTAGAAAGAGCCTTAATTTGCCAATCTGAAATGGTAAAACCACAAGTGGCAACAGCAATAGACTCGTTTCCAAAATAGGTGTCAGAAAGTAGTACAGATTTCTCTCCTTCAAACACAATAACGGCCCGTTTTCGGGCAATTTCGGCCTGATTTTGGTACAATCCGTACAAATTTAGACCCAAAGGATGGTCATAAAATCTACCTTTTATGTACTCTGGCATATACTTGTTATTCGCATCTTCTGGGTTAAGGCTCCTTCTACGAACACCAACTAAGTCATTATTTATATTTACATGGGGAATTATAATGTGATTTTCACCCCAGTAATAACTAATTTCATATTTATGTAATGTTTCAAAAGACATACCTTCATCCAGCCATCCCTGATAAAAAGTGTTACTATCAAACAATTTTAAAACGCTTCTATCATAGAACTCAGAAATTTCTGGATGAGTGCGTCCATTTTTCTTAGCCAAAAGTTCCTTCATTTCTTCTATATAAAGGTTCATTTGGCGGACAGAATAGCCATCACTAATTATGCCCCTATTTGCAATCATAGGAGCATAACCAGTTTTACTTGCTACATATTGTACACATTCTGCAAACTCTTCATCACTATACCCTCTGACCTTCTTAACAAAGTCAAAAACACTCATGGTGCCACAATTGGTATAGCAATGAAAAGTCTTGGTTTCTGTATAATAATAAAGTTTATGAGAGTCTCCGTGATGGCATACAGTTCTAAAAATTAAATACTTTTGCCCCTCGGAAGTTTGACCTTCACCATATACTGGAGACCCATTTTCTGCCAATATATCAATGATTACGTCCTCAGTAATATATGGCATTAATTCTTTATAATTAATATAATTAGTCTTCTCCATCACAAGAATCTTCTAAATCATCGACATTTACAAATTGAGGTGTGCCAAAAATTTCGTCAGCTTCCGCATCTAAATCTTTTTTATTTTCTACATCTTCATCCTCTAATACTCCTGCTGCTCCCAAGGCCCTCTGCATCATTTCAAAGCTCTCATAATGAGTAACTTCATCGGAGTCCTCATTAACATGGACAGCCACTTGTTTAATCTCATCGTCGTACAAATAAGAATAATCGGTTCCAAATAAATCATGGACTCTCATCGTATCATATTCTACATCGAGCCAAAGCTTTACATTAGAAAACTTGCTACCACGATTTTTATAAATAGATAAACAAATTAGTCTGTCTCTAATAATACAGTTTCTTAAATATGGGTCAATTTTACGAAGCTCTGCTTCAGAGGGCTTAGACATAATACCAGCCACATCAGCCTTATCAATAATAGCTTTAGACCCTCTTACCAAACGCTGGTCTCTAATGGCATCTTGTGCAAAATCACCATTTACCTGCGTCCAAGTATCAATACTAATATTATAGGTATCTGTCCACTCCTTCAGCTTAGTACTAACATTTGCCAGCACCAAATCTTCTCTATCCTTAAGGCCAGAACTTCTACTGTATTCTGCAGAAAGAGAAGCTGTTAAATGTATATAATCAAAAAATACATGATTTACACCATGTTCATTTACATGCTTAGAAATAACTTTTTCTAACTTTTGTAAATTGTAATCGGGCAAATATTCCATATAGATAAAGCCACTTGTCATAATATCAATAGCTTTATCTACTCTTTCTTCCTCCCCTTCTTCATATCTATCGGGGTGAAGTATATGGTCCTCAGGAACTTTAGCTATATAAGCTTCCAGAATGGGCTCTACTTCTGTACGTAATTCCATTTCTGTACCTATATATAAACATTTATTGCGGGTTCCATTTGGGTTTACTTGCCATCTTTTTTCTTTATCGTTCCAAAATTCTGGGGCAAAAGTATGGCCTATATTAGCCATAGTCATTCTGGTTTTACCCAAGCCAGTACCAGCAGAAATAACCACAAAACGCTTCTGTTTAATACCATCAGTAACATGAGTAAGCAAATTACTAGCGTAAGACACGCCATAATTACTATTCTTTTTCCACAACTCCTTTTGAGCTTTGGCCCCTTCGCCACCAGCTTTAATACTAGAATGTTTATCTCTTAGTTCATAAATATCATTTAATCGGGCAATTTTACTTTTATAATGGTCAGCCAAATCATTTAAAGTAATATTTTGAAAGTTGTCCTGAATTTTATCTTGGACTTCAGGGTCTACTTCCTCTGGATTAAAGAACTCCCCTACATCAATACCATTTTCTAGGTAACTTCTTAGTAGTGCATACTTCTTTATTTCCTCATAATACATACTATAATTCTGAGGATTACAGAGTTCCATAGCATCTTGTAAAAAATTAGACCCATTATTTTTAGCGTAAATTTTGTATTTATTTAAATAATTCTCTTTTAAATAAGACTCAAGAGCGGGAACGTCTAGGCTTTGTGCCCCATTACGAGCTAAATTAAAAATAGCGCTATAAATAATTTTAAAAGTTGACCCAACAAAATCAGTAACTTCTAATGGATAATCTTTAATCAATTGTGGATATAGCATTAAAGACCCCAAAACTTCTCTTGTAGCAACCTTACTTTGACATTGATTTAAAACACTAGAGGGTAAGGTAACAATAGTAGAACTAATTTTATTCATTGATTAAATCTCCTTCTTCATCCTCTTCGATTTCATTTAAATCAATTTCTTTATCTAAATCTATAGCGTCTCTTCCATAAATTGCTGTTTTTTGAGCTTCCACGTATCTCATATTTTGTTCATCAAGAGCGGAACGAGGAATATAATAGGTTACTTTTTCTGGTTTTCTATCAGGGTGAGCCTTTGCATCGTCTTCGTTGTCTCTCCGCTCTTTATAGTCTTTTTTAGCTACGTCATAATAATCTTTTACTTTAAAATACACATTAGCGGGAGTTATCTGATTCCAAATTTCTTTTTCCCCGTTTAAATATTCTAACGTATAAAAGACTCCACGTAAAGTAAATTCTTGCCTTTTTACAGCTGCAAGGAGACTATCACCAGCGTTTTTTATAGAATGGGGAGTTGCATTCACCATATCATTCAAAAATTGTCTGATTTTATCTTCAATTATCCCGTCTTCCTTTAAAAAATTATAACAGTGCGGACAATATTTTTCCTTGTTAATCGTTTCTGCTATTTCAGAAGGATATTTATTTCCACAACGTTTACAAGTAAATTTAGTTTTTCGTTTTTTGGGAATATTGGTTTCTAATTTTTTATTAGTTTTTTTAGTTTCTGCCATATAATACCTCTATTATTATAAATATACAGTGGTCTCATACCACAAAAACCTTGTAATATGAGACCACTGTACATAAATGTTATGTACAGTGGTGTTATTTTATGTTTTACAGATTGTTACTTTCTACATATTCTTCCAAGTCATCTAAGATAAGAGATAGCTGGTCAACCTGAGTTTCAGTACAATCTTTAACGAGTTTGCCCTTACCAAGCTGCTCATCTACAATCCTCTTATAAGCTCCCATGTGATTAGAGTCTCCATTTTCATCAAGGTCTTTAAGCTTCTTGACAATCTTTTTAATTGAGTCTCTAATTTCATTGAAATTAAGCTCTTCTTTCTGCATTACCTGTACAGGCGTTTCTGATAAAGTGATTTCCTTACCAGTACCGTCCACGGTCATAGCATCTGCGATAGCATTAACAAGACCGTCATAACTAAGCTCAATCTTATCATTTAGTCCATAGAAGTGAGAGCCAGCAAAGATTTCTATTCTCTGGGTCTTATCTTCCTTGACAAACTGACGAGGATAGATATATCTATTACCGTCTTCTTCCATACCAATATAGGCGGTAATGTCTACCATGCGGTTAATAATTTTGGCGCATCTGTTAGACATATCGGGCATGATATGAGTGACGCTAATCTGACCATCAGACTCTGTTCTAGACTTTTCGTGACCAATCAAGCAAAGACCATAAGCAATCTTGCCCTCATTGTCCATAATCTGAGTAATCTTTCTAACCCAAGTCTCGAACTCAGAGTCCAACATATTAAAGCCAGCGCCAAAGGGAATGTCAGCTAACTTATCAACACCTTCTCTATCACAAATGTAGGCTTCACATCTTTCATAAAGAAGAGTGATAGTATCAATAGTGATAGTGTCAAACATGTTTTTCAGCTCGTCATCCTGAAGCTGCTTCACATACTTCTTGAATTCCGCCCAAGTAGGAACATCTACTGCATAAATGTTATCAATAACATTATAGCCGTGTTCTACAGCAAGAAGCAGATTTCTAGGGAACTGTACTGCAAGTGTTGTCTTACCAATTTTAGCTGGGCCATACAAGAATACAAACTTTCCCTTTAAGTCTCTGCTCACAGTGGTGGGCTTCAGTTTCTTTAAATCAATTGCCATTAGTCATCACTCCCATCTTTAGAACGGCATATCATCATCGTCATCTAATACAGGAGAGTTCTTTCCGATAGAACCTCTGGTAATTGTACCACCAGAAGTCTTACCACCAAGGTAGCCACCATGCTCTACTTCATCCAACTTAGCTTTTCTTTCACTCATCATGCTATGAGCCTGAGCCTTACTAATGGCTCTTGTGGAATCTTCATCAAAAGCATTCTGACCGCCAGTGATAACAAACTCTCTTCTAATACGATTAGCGACTACGTGCTGCTTGCCAAAGCCAGAAGTCTGGACAACCTTGGGTGCTTCGTTGGGCTTAATATCAATAGCTGCCTGAATTGTAGCGCCCTTTTCCCAACCAGCGTCTTCCAAAGCTTCAACAAAATCTGCTGGAATAACAAGATTCTGCAGATGCAGAACATTATTAAATCCATCTCTGGAAATAAGAGCCATTCTCATTCTTCCTGTGGGAGTTTCTTCTTCACCTTTTACTTCTTCGACGATAGAAGCAACGTAGCCTTCTATATCAATTTCAGCCTTGTATTTGTCAAAAGCAGAGAAATACTTCATGCTATACTGATATCCTTCAATTAACTTACCTTCCTTATTCACATAAGGATTATCAGTTAAAGAACCAGCAACTTCCAACATAGTGGCATTTTCTGGGTCATTTTCCTTTGCGACCGCATGCTTATACCAGTCAATAACAAGTGGATAATTCTTGATGTCTGTACCTCTCTTGGTCTTTGCCTTTTCAAAAGTCCTGAAAGGAAGTTCGATAATTCCATCGGGGTCACAAGCAATCTTACCAGAAAAACTAACATAAGGCACACCATCAGAGGAGACACCTTCTCTCATTTCACTCAGAGAAGTGAGCATTCCACCAAGTCTAACACGATTGATAAGAGGCTTTACTTTTTCGTCTACTGCCATTTCTTTTTTCTCCTTTTAATCTTTTACATTACTTTAAAATTTTTTTACATCTAACTAGAAACTATATTACCAGTAACCAGTTCTTGATAATATTATACGCATCTATGTTTTGCTTGTCAACTTATTTTTCAAACATTTAAAAAGAATTATTCTCCTAAAATAATAATTCTTGCTTCTTCATTTGTTATCCAACCTTTTTCTGCAGCAGCATATACACCAGACTCGCTTAATCTTCCTTCTTTATATAATTTTTTAATACGTTCAAACATTTTATCCCTCCAATATAGAAATAACAATGTCATCAATAGCTTCGTCATGTTGCTCCCAAAGACGCTCTGTATATGTAGTTTGTAAAACTCTTACAAACAAACATTTTCTTTCGTCATTAGCGCTTACTGGGCCTCCTGCCACACTTGAATAATTTCCAGTGCCAATTTGGTCTATAATTTGATAATTATAATGTACATATTCACTATCATCACTCACAATAGTTATAGCTTTACAATTTTCTTCTGTAAAATTCTCAATTAATGATGAAATTGTTACATTTTCAGGGTCAAAATAAAACGTAATACTATCACGTTGAATTCCTTGATAATAATATGCTTGACCAAGTGCTCCAAAGCAAGGTATTTCTGTACCATTAAACATTTTTATTTTTATTGTAGCCATTTTATCTCCTTAAGGTGTAAGTAAATTAACAAAAGTAATAGGATATACAGTTCCATTTATAGTAAAATTTTCAAGATACAGCGATGTATAACCATTACCATATGCTCTAAGACACGTAGATTCTATTTCTGACCACGCTTTACTAGTGGTTAGCGGAACTGGTATATTATTAACAGTTTGATAATTTTCTGTAAAAGCCTGTTGAAATATATACTGAGTATACCAAACCCACCATTCATCTCTTCCAGAATACCTACCATAACTAAGATACCCTTTACCAACTTTACCCGTATCTGTTATGATATTATTTAAACCACTAGAGTAAATCGTAATTGGGACAAGTCGACCGTCTTTAAGTTTTGCATACATATAAAGACTTGCATAAACTTCTTGTAGTTCATTTGTAGGATGATTTTGTATAGTTAACCTAGTATTATTTACTGATAGGGTTATATCTAAATCTACATAACTACTATAACCACTTCCTCGATGCTCTACAGTTCCAGCAGCGCCTTTTGATGTTTGAGTTGCATTTGGATAGTTAGTAACTGTAACATTTTCTAATTGAACAACAATCCCATCTAGCATATCAACAGGCCCCATAATAAGCCTAATAGAATTACTCGCTCCGCACCAAAAACTGAGCATATTTCTTGTTAAATTACCTTGGCCAGCATATAAATAATTAAC